ATCTATATTAATTATTTAAACAGGAAGTACTCCTGTCCTGGGTAACGAACCTAGGCTCGACTATTTTATCTTGTGAGATACAGGTGGTCGTTGGGAAAAAAGGCCCAACCTAACTTAAACACAAGAATTCCCATAAGTAGGGAACGACTTTATGTAGTCAAGCGAATTTCATTGAACACAGGTAGATTTAACAAACGTCTATAGATCGACTAGGACGTTTGACCGCAATATCACTTGCGGCTCTAAACTTGAACAGGCCACATCGGATGTAATCCAACGAAATCATCCCCCCCAGCCACCAAATAATTGGTAGCATCAAGGGGATAATCACTTGGAGAAATGATATCATCCGGGTAGCCAGGATAGGCGGTAGGGAAGCGATCGACAGGGGCATACGGAAGATCCGCATACCAGGGAATTTCGAACGCATCCCTAGTGGTGGTAGATTGATAAGGAACAACACCCCACCCGGCAACGAGGAAATCACTCTCGCCGCCGTAAGTGTTGAGGGGGCGTAAGATTACGCCGGCCCATTTTCCACTGCTAGAATCTAATCTGACCAGACGACGCGACCCACGCCAGTACTTAAACAAAGTTGTAAAGTAATGGTAGGGTTCTTTGTTGACAGCGTCTGCCACAGTCGCAGTTAGTTCGGGAGTGGAAAAGTAATTAATTCCAGCATGCAATTTCGGATTAACAAGACCAAACCGCTTCATACAATCAGAAACGGTATCGGTTGTCTCGCTAACACAAAAGCCACGTTCAGTAGCAAACATACATCCAGGCACGATAGGAGGAAAAGCACTCCTGAAACGCTCTTGGACGGAGGTCTGTTTGGTATACTCAACGTTAATATGCTGGCGTTTAGTTACTATAGTTTCAGTAGAATTCGTCTTCTTTGAATCGGACGGACTAGTCTTATTAGCATTTCCAAGGCGGGAGAATTGAACATCCTCACCGCAAGATTTGAAAACGCAAACGTAAATAGTCGGGGTAGCAGGCAAGTTATCACCTGTTATCGCGGATTCAAGATGCATAGTCAGAGTTGGGGCATCTGACGTATGGCTCACGTGAGTCCAGGCGAACTGTCTCAAATAAGGTACAGTAATAGCATGCCACGTGTCGCCTTTAATGTCGACGATTTGATACGGTATATCTTCAGACCGGGCTAAACCGGCTCGACTACCGTAAGTCAAGGAAAACCTAACTTTTGCAGCATGAAAGGCATTGCAACAAAAGTAGAAAAGATACTTAGTGGAACCACGCCAACGAGCATGAGCGCGAGCCACAAAGCGTCCATAATCCTCAACATCAATAATAGTAGCTTGGCCGAAAATGTCTACCTGGGTTGACCACGTCGGAGTGACGGAGTTCAAAGTCCAGAAGTCAAATAACATTGGACGACGTGCAAGCTCCGCAACGGTCATATGCGAAGTTTCCATGCCGTACATTGTTCGGCCTTGCTCTACCTGAGCATTGGGATACATCGACAAGGGATTGCCGAAGAATTCCCCTGAAACAAATGAATAGTTTTCGGAACTATTCATCAAAGTCTTAGTCAACGCCTGGTTAGACGTCGGCTTAGACAAATCCCCAGCGACGGTGTTCAAAACATCGGCTATGGGACTCCAAATATCACCAATGATAGGCACCTTACGGGCTACTTTGGAGACACTGGAAACGATAGAAGGAGCATCAAGGCCAGATTGATCCTTCTTGGAAGCCTCGGAGTTAAAGCGTTGTTTGTTAGTAGATTGTTTGGTATAACCAGCAACCTCAGGCTCAACAAACTTCGCGAAAATGGTAAGCTCTAGTGAACTAGTCGCACCGGTGGGAGGAACGAGTGACACCAGTGGAAGAATATAGAGCGTGCCAATCTCCTGAGGATTCGCTTCAGTGAGCTTGCAATAATCAACGGCTGATAACCAAGGAATGGTAACGACCGCAGAATCTTGCTTACTCGCGGACAAAATCACGTTTGGGGTAGCCGACAACTGCATTATATTTGGGGACGGAGATACATTTGTCGTGTCAGGAACCCACCCTACCATAAGAGCACCCTGGTAATAGGGGGTAGAAGACAACTTCAGCGTGATTTCGACGCCTTTAGCACGAAAGAGGGCAAAGTTGGTCATTAGCTGCGAGATAAAATTACCTGCAGCGAATAAATCAACTGGAAAGGCGTACCGACCGACACCCGACACATTGGTCCATGTGTAGGATGCCAGCTTGTACGCCCTAGACAGCAAAGATGCTGTCTCCGGAGGTGGGTAGACTCCAAGATGGGGCCTAACCACTTCAGACAACAACGACGGAGTCGCAGTTATCTCATTGGCCACACGCGTAATTGTGGCCAGAGGGGTCTGTACTGAAATAACGGTTTCAGTTCCGGATGTTAAGTCCTGAGGGACTTCTTTGGTCTCGATTTGTTGTGCTGACGATTTAACGCTATTAGGTAGAGCCGCCAAACTCCACGGTAGCGAATGGTTGTTAACAACCAGGTAGCTGTGCAAAACCAACTCCAATTAAGCACGTGTTCTAACCTGGAAGGCGGCCGAAGCCTACCTCGAAGCATCGAGGCGGTGGGGTGTGTTTAAAGTCTCACCCAAGACCGAACGAATTTATTCAAAATGTTTAACGGTGTAGGCATCGCGTACCTGTTTCCAAGTATAAAGAAACTGCTTGGAAGGATAACCCATTGCAACGATATACAAGTTCAAAGTGTTCTTGTAAGCGTTGAATTTGGCTTCGGGGTACGCAGCCCATTCGAAGAGAGCATTATGAATATTAGTTATAGTTTGAAGGTAAACAGAAGTTTCCTTGCTCTTACGGACCCAGAGCACGGAATTCTTCATTGACTCTTCATTGAGGGGAGCTAAGAACATAGATCCCTCCGCAACGAAGCGTCGACTTAAAAAGTCTGCACTTTCAAGAGCATAACTTTCGGCCACTTCAGGTGATTTGTCAGGAGCAGTGGTAATAAGATAGAAGAGCTCAGAGAACAATTGAGCTTTAACTTTCCCATTCCACCATAAACGGACAGAATCACGAACGGCCATAATATTGTCGTCCCCGGAAACCAGAAGACGACAAACATCGTCGAACGTTATAGCACCCAGGCCGGGATCTGTGGTTTTCTGCCGCAAATAAGCATGCTTGAAGCATACACGCGTGGCGACAGAATTAGCCACGGAATTCAACCAAGAAGTGGAATAACGTCCGGAAACTTGAATAGGTGCTAAGCACAGATCATGCTCAACAACTAGAAGTGGCTGGGAAGCCGACATAAGTGAGGCAAACAGAAGCAATCCTCTGTCAGAATCGGGATCGATACTGTATCGAATACAGACCTGCATCCACAGATTAAAAGCGAAAACGTGGATTGCAGTTCGTATGTCCCACCCGTCGAAATCACCAGCAACAACTTCTTTGGAGAAGCTTGATAGTTGTCTACCAAGCAAAGTCCAGCACATATTATAAGGGTTCAAACCGACTTGAACATCTTTATGAATAGTGCTTTCAAGTTGTGACACAAAATTACCCCAGTACATCTTTTCAAAAGCTGTACTGTCGATTGGGGCTGGAAACATGACGCGAGTGTATTTGGCCTTCACTCGCGACAAGGGACGAGTTTCGTCCTTAAGAGTAGCCTGACACAAAACAGGAATCATTTTCCTTCGACGAGCTGCATTTGAACGCGCATCAACGGCGTTCACCAAGCGCTGGTCGATGAAACCTTTCTCTGTAGCAGTAGGTTTGCGAATGAGATCATCTTTAAGGATACCCTCAGATGCCCACGGATAGCCATTGGACGTATCCGGCGCATAAGAGTTAATCCCTTTAAGCATAGGATCGCCAAAACAAACCTGTTCTAGTGTCAGTGGCTCGACGGCACGAGCGGTCATGCCGTCGTGAAAAACCCCCTGCCACACCTCAGGATCTTCCAGCATACGGTTATACCGAAACTTCTTGTTAGCGACCTTACGGAAGCCATTATGCATGGCTTCTCGAGACAAGTCAGCAGGAGCTTCGGTATTTTCCCATATTCGAGGAAGATTTCCAATTCCTGTCAACAGCGGACTAGCTTGAAGCTGAGTCTTCGTTGGACAGAAAGGAGGACGATTGGTGTGGTAGAGGACACGGAAAGAGTGCCTTTCGCCGTCAGCCGGAGTGACTTCGACTTTGCAACCCTCATAAAACCGCGGCTTAGTGAAAGAAAAGGAACTAGCAACTTGCTGAAACTTACAAGTTAGCTTATCTTGATGTTTCTTCAACAAAGCTGTGGTTATAGGGGTAACATAGCCGTCGTCTGCCTGACGACCGTTGTGAATACCGAGGAACTTGCGTGGCGCGCCATTATTCAAAATGAAATAAGGCAAGCCACAGTCACCAGCATTCCCCATGACGCCTGTGGCGCGGTAGTAAAAATCTTCAGAAACGTAAGGATTACGCTGGACATTAGAAGGAATTACACTACGCCCTATAGTCATGGTAGCACAACTGCCGTCTTCGGTATAACCGAGACGGGCTACGCCTTCGAACTCTTTGGTATAAAAATCATCTGGAATGTGCGCTTCCAGATTTTTCATAGCCAACCAATTTCCTTGTGGAACAGTAAACAGACACAAGTCGTATTCGGGCCATCGAGTGGCAATGACCTCGCTACGACGAAACGTATAAACGTTATTATGTGGCTGATTACGTACCATTTGGATATTAACTTCTTCGGCACAAGCATCCCAACAGTGCAGAGCGCAAGCTGCTGTATGGCCTGTGACGAAGGTTACGAAAAAGCCGGACAAAACAGTGTCACCAGCACGAGAACATGCGTAAAAAATATTATGAAATATTCGACGCGTACCCATGTGGGAACTGCCTTGCTTGGCGTAAGGCTTGGGTTTTGAGGGGGCCATCAAAACTTCAACCTTACTACCAATAGGTATAGATTTGCCAGCTCGAAGAGCTTCGTAAACAGTAGTTCGATGGGCCGTTTGGGCCGTTGTGGACTTGGGATCTTCGGATTGCTTGAAAAACGCGGGACATGAGTCTCCAAGCAGCGAACGAAGGGTGAATGCAAGTAGTCCAACAGTTGTGCCTGCTAAAAGTACCGCAGCTACTTTTTCTACACTACTAAACGCGTCTTTAATGGTCTCGAGGAAAGGATTCCCTCGATATTCTAGATACGCAGAGGTGTAGCGTTCGTAGTACGATATCGTTGACTTAGCAGGACAGTAAATCGCATAATCATTCTTACTTTCGGGAAGAGCGATATAGCGCTTACTGGTATGGCACGCGTTAGCAGAAGGATCTCCTGCGAACAAGAAACTCGGGAATTCCGTGGATCGCGGGTGATCCAAGAAATACTGCAAGTGCTGGGCATTAACCTCTGTCTTGTAGATGTCAACATCCGCATAAGTAGCCCTGGCTTTAGTTCCATACTTGACTCCAAGAGAGTCATAGTAGGCACTCTGCCAGGCCTTATTATAGCGGGTTGACCATCCAAAACACTGGTTCTTTTTCAACAACGAAATTTCGTCATCGATCAAGCCTGTACCTGCAGCGTCATCTCGGGCAAAAACAAACTTGTCGCGATCGCTATCGGAGTCGTCATCATCATTAGCATTAGAACTAACAATGAATTTCTTGACCAACTGATCCCGATCTGTCTTTTCCTGCTCCTTCTTATTGACGTAAGGATTATCAACAGGACCAAACAAATCAGACCAGTCACGAGGGACCTGACGACTTTCATAGCCTTCATTATTTCGAGCGACAGCGGCCGTCACTCGATTAACAAATTCAACGAAATCGATCGTCTCATCTTTAGTCTTATCGGGCGTTCCACGATTATCAGTTCCATAAAGGTGGATAAGGAAATTCTTAGCATCCATGGGCGATGGATGAATGCTAGGAACAGTTCCTGGTTTAAGACTAACACTAACAATAAAGTTACATCTCCTGTAAAAGGCTCGGGGTTCATGTATGCCTAAATTAACAGGAAACGGACCTTCATTGGTAGTGAGAGATATCAAACGAGATTCAAAGAACGTACTAGACTTATCCTCCAGTGCAGCCATGTTGAGACGAACGGGGTCAACATTAGCGCATCGGATGACGTCCATACATTCAAGTGAACGCGTAGCAGGGTCGGATTGCTGAAAAATGTCATCAAAGGTAGTAGCCCAAACACCATTTGTGTAACCATCCCAGTGAGTCTGGGCGGAATTACGCAAATAGTGCTGTTCTGTGCGAAGATTCTGATTATAAAGGGAATAATAAACAGCCTCATTCACCATACCTTTGAGAGTAGTCTTACCATTCTTAGAAGGGCCACAGTAATAGATGACAACCGGGTCAGGACGAACCCGGTTGACACCAATCTGCGACAAACACTTCTGATAATGAGAATGACCTTCAGCAATGGTGCGGGCGAGAAGCAATTTCTCGTTATGCGAGTTTGGCCACATTTTCACGACACCAAGAAGTTGATGAGCACGATTATACTTGTCAATAAACTCTTTAGCTTTAGAAGCTTCAAGAGCATCGGGCTGACGAGTAAATTCGGACAACTCCTTGATTTCGTGGATAAATGCAGCAACCTCTTGCGAGGACTTGAAGAATGGTGTACCAGTAAACCACACAGCAATTCGATCTACAACGGCGCAAGCGAAATTATAGAGAGTTCTGAAAAACTCCCCAATGTTTCGCAGCGACACTGTAAATTTCGAAAAGGCGTGGATTTCCTTTACCCATGCTGCGGGGCTCATATTTTCAACAAACTTCTTTGAGAAGCTGCCGAAACTACTAGCTGCATCATAGATAAAATTCTTCTTGAAAACATTCATGGACTCGGGCTGTTCATCGTCACCTTGCTTAATATAAGCATCGGGACTAGAACCAGGGTGCGTTAAAGGCATGAGATGATTCAACAAGAAGTAAGTGGCACTACCAACGAGAGCAATGGTAAGGCCAATAGCCAGGTACTTCAACAAGACAAAAGGAATGTAGTCGCAAACTTGACGGAGCATTGCGAGACACTCGTTATAGCGAGCTGTAATCGCTTCTCTAACCCCAGTAACGGCAGATGAAACAATAGAGTTAACTGCTTTCTTGCGAAACCAGTTAGCAATGAACATTTGTTTCTCAAACGACATACCGGGGAAAAAGGGACGAACACTAGCTGCCAATTCGTCACCAGAGCAAATCCAGGCGCGCAAAAGAACGAGCCTAGAGTCACCAACAGGTAACGGATCGGTAGAGGTGGAAGGAAGGGTAGAAACACCTTCCTTGGTCAAACGGTGCAAGGCGTGAGCATTGTACAAATTGTACCCTTCTGCAAAGCGACGAAAAGACTTCGCTAGCAGAGGGGCCTCAATCTGAGATGCAACACGCGAAACGCGTCCGTGTCTGTAGTAGCCTTCGGTTTCAAGAAGATCTCGAAACTGAAGAACAGCCACGTCGACGGACGCCGAAAACTTGTCGTATTCAGATTTATCTTCTGCGTAACGGTTCTGCAGAAGAATCATCTGTTTAGAACGAGCTTTATCGAGTGTCTGTTGTCGTTTTGTGGCGCGGACGGACTTATGATCATAGTCCATCTGCTTCACATAACGTTTGCCGTATCGTTTCTCCAAGTCTTCCTGAATTGTACCACGAAGTTGCTGTAAGCAATTTTCGTAGGACTCAAGCTTATTTGGAGCAGACGATTTAACGACACTGCCATTCAGTTGTTTTAATAACCTTTATTCGTTTTCAAATTCTGTTTTAAGTACTCGACGCACTTCATCAATTGTTTCTTTTTCTAAATCCGTTCTGCG